ATTGAACCTTTACCTGGACTCGAATTTGTAGATGGTGATACTGAAAACGCTCGGGATTTCTTCGGAAAGACGGCGTACTATGATCCAATCAACAAGGTTATTGTCCTATATACTGAAGGGCGTCATCCCAAAGATATAGCACGTAGTTATGCGCATGAAATGATCCACCACATTCAAAATCTGGAAGGTAGATTAGAAGGTATCGCAACTACAAATACTCAGGAAGACGATTACCTAAACGATATTGAAGCTGAAGCTAACTTAAAAGGTACAATGACGTTTAGAAATTGGACTGATAGCTTAAACGAAATCGGAGACGCATCAGCTGCAAAGCTAGAATGGAGACCCTCACGCATTGATGTAATAGCTAGAGAAATCGAGCGTAAAATTAGAAAACAAGACGAGGATACAGTAGAGTATTACGATATGTTACCTGCTATTGAGGTTATCTCTCCTGAATCTAGAACTAGATATAGAATTACAGTTGATGCTTCAATCGATAAACCTGAAGATGAATTAGCGATGACTACACTTCGTGTAGACTTTACTACTGAAGAAGGTGGAGACGATGCTATAAACAAAGGTGAACAATATAAAATATTAGCTACTCTTACAGATATTATCATTCAATTGATAAACAGAGTAAACGAGATCGATTCTACTACTTTAGATTTAGTTAAATTCTACGCTAAAGATGATACAGAAGGTAGATACGCTAACCCAGATTCCAAACGTGGTAAATTATATCAAGCATTTATTAACAAAAATTTATCTAAGCTTCCTGGAGACTGGAAAATGAGCACCTCAGATGAGGTAATAATGTTATCTCCTGTAGTAAGCGAAGGCTTTGATAAGAATTTAGGTAAAGATCCATTTGGCTTAAACCAGTTTGCTCGTGAATTAATGGCTGAAGGTGCTTACGATTCATTAACTACTAAACTAACTAAAGCTACAATCAATAAATGGGTTGAGGATTCTAAAAAGAAACCAATGCCCAAAAAATCATTCGTTGATATTGATATAGATGATGTAGATGGTAAAGGTAGAGAAATTGAATTCAATTACGTTGGTATGGTTGAATTTGATAAAAAAGTAGACGGATACGAGGTAGATGGAACTTCAAATAGTGGTGAAGAAGAAGATAAATTCCCATTTATAGCTACCCTATTTAAAGTAAACCCAAAAGTACTACCCCAAGCATGGTCTAAAATCTCAGCTGATGTCTCAGATGTTATTAGACATGAAATTGAGCATTTAACTCAAACCGGAGATAATTTAAGAACAGGTAAATACATGGATGATGATATTCAACTCCGTGATTTAATCAATAAAGTTAAGATACTACCACAAAGCGATTACTATAAGCTTGAAAAAGAAGTAGATGCTATGCTTCAAGGTTTATATTTAAAAGCTAAAAAAACTAGAAAACCATTTAAAGATGTTATCCAAAATTACTTAGATATTGCTCCTGGTCTTGAGGCAAAAGAAGATAAAGAAATCATACTAAATCTTTGGAGAAGCAGAAGAAAGGCATTATCTTTACCGGTATTCGAAAATGAAGAAAAGGTTATGGACTATAAAATTTACCTCGATATGGACGGGGTGTTAGTTGATTTTGATCAACAATTTAAAGATTTAACAGGTATGATGCCTCGTGAATTTGAAGCAAAACATGGATCAACAGGTTTCTGGGAAGCTATAGATAAAGCCGGTGTAGGTTTTTGGCGTGGTATGTCTTGGATGCCTGGTGGGGAAGCACTTTACAACAGAGCATCTCAATTTGATCATGAATTATTATCTTCACCTTCACGTAGTGAATTATCTAAGATAGGAAAACGTTTATGGAGAAGAGATAAAACTCCAAGTACTAAATTAACCCTATCCAGATCATATTTAAAGAAAAATTATGCTGCTCCTAATCATATTTTAATTGATGATAGGGAAGATAATATCCAACAGTGGAGAGATGCTGGTGGTATAGGTATTTTATATACATCCGCTAATCAAGTTAACACAGAATTAGATAAATTAGGTTTATGAGTCAAGACAATGTTCTAAAAAAAGAGTTTTCTAAAAAAGACGTTCAACGTGTACGTAATGTAATGTCTGGTAAAGCAGATGAGCGTACTACTGGTGGTGTTGGTTATACAAAACAAAAAATTCATCGCGAAGAAGGTGATGTTTGGACTGAAGATGGCCGTCAATGGACTATTAAAGATGGTTTAAAACAAAATATCACCAGGCTAGATAAAGCAAAAGAAGCATTAATGCCTATGTTTTGTCCAAGCTGTGATAAAGTAATGAAAGCTCGTTTAGATGACCCTGTATATAAATTCTTTAGACGTTGTTTTAATTGTCAAGCAAAATTTGAAATGGATCTTAAATTAGAAGGTTTATTTGATGAATGGAAAAAAGAATTAGATAATTCATCACTTGATAAAATGATTGAAGGTGTAGAACAATACCTAGAAGAAGCACTTACTGATTCAAATCAAGGATTTATTTCTGAAGCAGGTGAGGTGCAGAATTGGAAAGGTGGTGTTAATAAAGAATTAGCTACTAAAAGCATTGGAGAAACTATTGAGTACCTTAAGTCTTTAAAGAAGTAAATTTTTTTCCATATTTATAATCATGGAATTTAGGCCGGGAACTAATATAAAAAGAGATCGTGGTGTAACTTATGTTAAGGATACTATCCAAACACAAGTTGACCCACCAAAACCTCCTACCCCCTCACCTAAACCAACACCTAAAAAGAAAATAAAACCTAAAAAGGATGAAGCAATTCAACTCGAACCTGTGGTTCAAAAACCAATACCTACAGGAAGCAAACCTCAGCGAAAAGGAAGACCTAAAGGAGGAAAAAAGTAAATACGATCTATATTTAGATATGTTTATCCAGGAACTAGAGGGTTTCGATGGTGGGGCTGCTGATTACCTTAAAAATCACCGTAATTTAATGATTCGTAATATGCAAAGTATTGATTTTGATTTTGTTAATGAAGAAATCTCTGATTACGAGATGGTAGTATATAAAGTAGAAGGTGTAACTGCTGATACAGATGAAGGAGGCCCAGACGAGCCATTTGAAATGGAAGTTAAATTAGATGCCTCACTATCAGCTGATGAAGTAAAAAGTGCTATTAGAGATGCTGCTCGTAGAGAACAAGGTAAGTTGTATAAACTTGATTACAAGAAAGCATAATGGAAGACTTAAAACAAATACAAGAATTCTTTTCTAAACCGATAAAAGAAAATTCAAGACGCTCTCCTGATTTTATTCTAACAGAACCAGCAGAAATAAAATACACAGAATCATTTGGTTCAGGCATTAAAGCACCTGGTGTTTTACACCACGCAAACGAAGGAGTATTTTTAGGAGCAGAAGGTGCTTATATTATCGTACTTCCTGGAGGTACTTTCTATGTAGATGAAGATAAAGAGGAAGCTATTCGAATTTACCCTCTTAAAGACCAATCTAGAGAATTACAATTAGCACTTGATTATACCCCATTTTCTCCAAAATATGAGACATGGAAAAGTTGGGTTAAAAAGCCTAAAACATTAGAAGGAGCTTATAGTGGTTTTAGAAGAGGAGAACCAGAAGATCTAGATTCAGAACCATTCAACCCAACAGGAGCAGTAGCTGAATTTAAAGAAGATTTAAGAGCATTATTTAGTAAATTTAAAGGTGATTTAAAAAATCCTGAATTTATAAAAGGGGTAGGTGAAATAATGGTTAGTTGGAAATCATTATTAAGAAGCCAATTAGAAGAATACAACACAGGTATCTACTATAAAGACGAAAAAACACAAGATAAAGCTAAAGACTCAGCTAAAACAGCAATGGATCGAGTTAAAGACATGATCAAAAAGATTGCTAGCGAACAGATTGAAGAATCTAAACCTAAAAAAGGTCACGGTGAAAAAATAGCTAAAGATGTATTTGCTAAATTACAAGGTAAAGTAGTTAATTATAAAGGCGAAGAATATAAAGTAGTCTCCTCAGATGATGCTGTATTAAGAATGCAAGATGGAGATGGTAACTTTAAATCTGTTAATCTAAATCAATTTAATATTGGTGGTATGATTAAAGAAATAATGGAAACCATTGAATTAGGTAAAAACCTAAACGAGGAACTTTGCGCAAAAGGTAAAGCATACCGTAAAAAAAGAATGGCAGCTGGTGAAAAATCATCTGCTTACCTCTCAGGCCGCGCTGTTAAGGTGTGTAAAGGGCAAATGAAAGGGTAATGACACGAGACAGAGTAAAGGAAATCATAGACGAATCACTACGCGACTGGTTTAAAAAAGAAAACTGGGTTCGAATAGATACGGCTGGTAATATTACCGGCCCTTGTGGTACTATGAAGAACAAGAAAAATCCTTCTCGTTGTCTACCAAAGAAAAAAGCTCAATCCTTAACTAAAAAAGAAAGAGCAGCATCAGCTCGCAAGAAAAAAGCGGGAGGTAAAAAAGGAAAACAATTTGTAAAAAACACGAAAAAAGCGTCCTACAAGAAAGGAACGTATCAGTCCAAAAAATAACCATATTTATCACATATAGCTATAAACAAACATTATAATGAACAATTTCGATTTAACAAAATATTTAGCTGAAGGTAAGCTATTAAAAGAAGAACTTAATGGCCAAGAGGTAAAGTTCTTAGCACAATATATTGCTGATGCCTTTACTGAAGAAGATGCTGAAGGTGATAGATTTTCAACTTACATGGCCTACACCGTAGGTGATATAGACGGAAATTCATTCGAATTAGATACTAAAGCAACAGAAAAAACCCCAGAAGACGATGCTAAATATGGTACCGGTAGAGGTTGGGGTGGTTCGTTTAGAATCAAACCAATTGAAGGTGGATATGAAGTTAGAAACAGTGAAAAAGGTGGTTTAGTAGCTACTATCTCTGATCAAGGTGAACTTACAATGTTAGATGCTGAACAATCAAAAGCTGAAATGGGTGGAGATACTGACTACATGGAACGTAGAAAAGAAACAGACGATTACATGCAAGAAGTTTTAGGACAAATTAAAGAAACTTTAGATGATGAAGCATTTGATATGGCTGAAAAAATCATTGATTCTCTTGGTGCTGAAAATGCAGTTGGAGAATTAGTTAGAGCAATGTCAACTGATGATGCTAAATTATACTTAGGTGGTATTATAAGAGACTATGATCTTAAAGAAGAAGAAGTTAAAGAAATTAAATCAAATAAAATGAAAAAATCAGAATTAAAAGAAATGATCAAAGCAGCTATGCTTGAAGACGCTCGTACAGATGCTGAACAAGAAGGCTACAAAGACGGATTCGAAGACGCTAAAGACGATATCGAAGACAAGTTAAAGGACATGAAAGTATCAGAAGCAGAAGATGTTGAAGTTGAAGACAACGAAGACATCGATGTTGATATCGAAAAAGATGTAGACGTTAAAGTTGACGACGAAGAATCAGAAGTAGACGTTGATATTAAAGCTTCAATGCCTGGCGAAAGCGAAGATGTAGAAGAAGTACAAGCTTTACTTATGAAAGCTCAAGAAGCTGCTCAAGCCTTTGGTGATGAGAAATTAATGGATCAAATTGGCAACACAATTACTTACTTTACTCGTTCACACGTAGCTGGAAACGTATCTGAAATGGATGACATGGATGTAAACGTTAACACTACTGAAATGGAAGCTGAAATGGGTTTAGAAGAAGCTAAAGACGAAGAAGTTAAGGAAAACCTTAACGAATCAGTAGTATTCCCAATGTGGAATAAAATCAAATAATAATTTATAAATAATAAAAGCTATGAACACTCAAGAATTAAAAGAACAACTAGACGCATTATACGAATCATTTACAATGGAGCACGCAGGTACTTCTAAAGCAGCTCATGGTAGAGCTCGTAAAGCATTAGGTGGAATCAAAAAACTGATTTCTGAATATCGTAAAGCCTCAGTTGCTGAAGATAAAAAGTAAGACATGAACGAACGTAAACTTACCAAATCTGAATTAGCTAAACGCGAAGATATCATCATGAAAATGAAGGATAACAAACGTGCGCTAGTTCAGAAATATGGTAAGGATGCGGAAGCAGTAATGTATGGTCGCGCTACTAATTTAGCAAAAAAGAAATCAGAAGGAATGGATCAAGATAAAATCAAAGAGTTAGTAAAAGATGCTCTTCAAAACCCAAAGAAAGCCGACTTAAATAAAGACGGTAAACTTTCGGACTACGAAAAAAAACGTGGAGCTGCTATCGAAAAAAATATAGGCGAAGTAGATGCTACTGAAAAAGCTGCTAGCGATAAGATTGGTAGAGGCGAAGAATTCACTGACGATGATGCAGCTGCTGTAGCGGATAAAATGCCTAAAATCTCTAAAGATAAGGAATTCAAATTAGTAGGAGAAGAATTTTTAGATCCTGAAGATTTCGAAGGTGTTTTAGATAACACTAAATTTGCTGATTTAAGTGCAGATGATGTTAATGATGTCTTCAAAGAAGATTTAGATTTAGGTCATCAAGACAACGAACCACACATGCTAAAAGCTGACCTATACCGTATTGGAAAATACGCTATGGAACTTTATCAAATGGTAGATGAGTTTGAAGGTAAAGGTGAAGTAGATTTCCCACACTGGTGGCAAGCTAAAATCATCAAATCTAAAGACATGCTAGTCTCAGCTAAACATTACCTAGATTTTGAGGTTAACGAACCACAAATCGATGCTATGGTAGATGTAGCTCAAGATGTTGAAGCAATTGATGAGTTTGATGATAAATCTATGAAGGCCTATGGAGATGCTGTTAAAAAAGCTTATGGGGTTAAAGATAAAAAAGATAAAAAACCTGTTAAAGAAGGTTCTTGGTCATTAGGTTCAGTTAACGATATTAAAGCCGCTATCCAAACTATGGAAATGGGCTTAGATATGGACGATACTGAACTTGAAAAGCACTTACAAGACAACGATGCTTACTTCTACAATGTTTTAGGCGATGATGAATTGCATGATCCTTTAAGTAGAGCATACGATTTAGCTGCTATGGGTAATGAAGATAGAGCTCATAACGAATTATCAGATGCAATTGGTAGAGCATACGATTTACTTGCATTTGCAGAAAAAAGAGAAGGTGTCAAAGAAGGCTTACCTAAAGGATATTGGGATAAGAAGATGGATGCTAAAGATGAAGTAAGCGAAGATTACGATGCTTTAGTAAACAAAATCAAAAAACAAGGCAAATCAGAAAAAGCTGCTAAAGCAATTGCTGGTGCTGTAGCTTCATATAAAGCCAAAGGTGGTGGTAAAGGTCCAACTGCTAAACAAAAAGGATAATGACTAAACAGGAACTAAGAGATAAAATCAAGGTCTTAGTTAAAACCGTTTATAGAGATAGAGTAAGCATAGAGCAAGCTGCAGTCGAATATGACGAATTAACTAAATTCCCAGAATTGAAGGACGTAATAGTATCTCTATTAGGTCCACAATTTGATTTATTCGTAGCATCAATTGATTGGGTTGCTCCAAAACCCACTACATTCCGTATTAACCTTAAAAACGGTGAAAATTTCTATTTAGTTTATACTCCTAGAACATTTGTTGCTGAGATTGAAGGTAAAAAATATTACTTACTTAACTTAAACGAGCAAGAGAATGCTGAAAACGCTATTGCTCGTATTTTAAGATATGGTGCTCCTGATATAGGAGGAACCCAAGATGCTGCTGAATTCGATACAGGCAGTTCAGGTGGTGATTTCCCAGAAGAAACCTCAACTGATGTAACAGTTGATGCTGGTGGAGATGATGTAGAAGTAGATACAGAAACAGACGTAGAAGCATAATGGATGTATTAGATAAATTTTTTCAAAAATACGCTTATAAATTTGATAAGGGATATCCTGACATGAATAATGAGCAGGATATTGCTTTGTTAGAATCGTTATTAAGTGAAGTATTAGGTGAAAATTTTACATTAATATCTGAAGCTACAGATGCTGAAGAAGGAGTTGAAATTCTTAAAGATAAATTTGAATTTAAGGATGAAGACTTTATTAAAGTATCGGGTAATAGATATAAAGTATTAGTTCCTAGAGCAGAACGTTTTGATTATGCTCAAAAAATGGATGCTTTAGAAGATTTTACATTTGACCCAAATGCTAAAGGTTCCTCAATGGGTGGTATAACATATAAAGGTGCTACATTTTTATTAAAACCTACAGGAGCCCAAGGTAGAGCATCAGCCGGTACAGAAAATGAAGATATCTTAGAGAACGAATTAAAAAAATATCTAGAAGATGGTCCTAAAAATGTAGTATTTGTTGGTTCAAATAAAAACTATGCTACTAGAGCTATTAAAGATGTTGTAGGTGTAGGATATGATGTTGCTGGAGGTAAAAAAGCAGATGTTGTTTTAAAAGGTGATAAAGACTATCCTATATCAATTAAAAAAGACAATGCTGGTTTCTGGGAAAGCTCCGATACTAGATATAAAGATGTAGTTGCTAAATTATCCGAAAAAATTAAAAGGGGTGACTTTGCTCCCGAATTAACATTTAGGCCTTTTACTGATAAATTGGGTAACCAAAAAGAAGGTATTAATGTTATGTATAATGAAGATACAGGCAAAAAAGTTACAGGTGTTATTGTAACTGATCTACCTTCAAAAGATGAAGAATCTATCATATTTGGTTCAGATGATGCTGTAGTTATTTATAGAACATATTCACCAAAAGATTTTAGTGAAGAAGGTGATACTGTTAGAGTTGAAGTTTCAAAAATTATTGAAGATTTAAGTGATGTAGAAGCATTTAATTTAGAACCTGTACTCAATATTAGACATGATTCAACACGTAAAGCCACTGGTGGTCTAAGAGCTACAGTACAACCTGAAAACTTACTGTATAAAAATGGTAAATTAACAGGAGATAAAGTAGAATTATCGTATAACGAAATAATGAAATAATATGTGCGATTGCGGATGTAATGATTGTGGAGGTTCAAAACCAGTAATGCTAAACGAAAGTTTAGCTCCAAAAGAAATCTTATCTGAAGGTTTAAAATACCACATGGATAACGACATGCCCCTTACAGAGCATGTGTACCGTGCTGGATCGCAAAAATATTTTGAATTATGGGCTGAAGCCCGCGCTTTATACAGTAGAGGTATATTAGAGGTAACTGACAATGATCTTGAGGTATTAACTGAAACAGATTTGGGTCATTTCGGTGTGGTTGATGGTCAAAAAGTACCATTAGATTTCCCTATCGAATTAACAGAAGGTGAAATCGATGAAGCTAAGAAAAAGAAAAACAATAAAAAATTAAACAAACCAATGCGTGACTCTTCAGGAGGTAAAGCATATAAGGTTTATGTTAAAGACCCTAAAACCAAAAAAATCAAAACAGTACGTTTTGGTTCAGGTGGTCTAAGAGCTAAAATCAATGATAAAAAAGCACGTAACGCGTTTGCAAAACGTCACAAATGTGCTCAAAAGAAGGATAAAACTAAAGCAGGATATTGGTCTTGCCGCTTACCACGTTATGCAAAATTACTCGGACTCAAATCAAACTTCGGAGGGTTCTGGTAAACCATACACCGATTTAGAGATTACAGACAAATACATTATTCGTGAATTCGGAGAGAACATTGACCCAATTGAGTTAATGTGGCACCGAGATGATGAAGACCGAACAATCGAGATTTTAGGAGAGACAGACTGGGCAATCCAGTTAGAGGATAGTTTGCCTACCTCACTAAATAGTCGTATATTCATAAAACGCCATGAGTGGCACCGTGTTATAAAAGGCACGGGTAATTTAATACTTAAAATACATTTAGATTAAATGCAAGAGGTTATATTCATTATTGGTCTTCCGGGTTCTGGTAAAAGTACTTTAATAGAATATTATAAATCCCACCCTTTTATAGATTATAAAATCTACGATGATTGGATGACTTGGACTCATGATGGTCAAGATAAAGAATTTATAGCAGATGTTAATTATAAAGAATTACTTAAAACCTTAAACCAAGGCATCAGTACTGTAATATCAGGTATTGAATTTTGTAATAATGAATTTTTACATAAATCCGAATATTATTTAAAAACTAAATTCCCAAATCTTAATATTAAAAGGGTTTATTTTGAAAATGATCCCCAAAAATCAGAATCTAATATTCGATATAGAGACAAACAACAAGGAGGTTATTGGGAAGCTAATGAAGAAGGTGAAATGTGGTATTATGGTACTATATTTGAAAACACCCCTCTTTATAGGATAGAAATACAACGTACTAAAGACCTTAGCCCAAACTATATAATTCCTAAGGGTTCAACCATATTTCCAATCGTAGTACAACAGACTGATTCATAGCCAGTCGATTCTAATTTAATTTTTTATGGGAGCTGTGGCCCCACAACTTGGATTCCTGAAATATCTTTCGTATATTTAAGGGTTAAAAATAAAAGTAAATGGCAGAAAAACTAGTAATCGTAGGCGCTGGTGTAGCAGGTGTTAATGCTGCAACTAAGCTAGTAGACAACGGATTCCCAGGAGAAAATATTACAATCATTGATATGGGTAAAGATCCATATCGCAGACCATATTCAGAGGTAATGACTGGATTCTTAGGTGCTGGTGGTTGGAGTGATGGTAAATTAACTTATCATACAGCAATTGGAGGACATATGTCTAAGTATTGTGGTGAAGAAAAAGCAATGGAATTGTTTGATGAAGTAATCAACAATTTTAAACGTTTCCACCCTAAACCAGAGGAAGTACAATGTTCAAATCCAGTTGCGGAACCAGATTTTATTAAACCATATTTTGGTTTACGTTTGTTCCCTGTATGGCATGTTGGTACCGATTACCTACATGAGATTGGTAAAAATTGGTATGACTTTTTAGTTGATAATGGTGTTGAGTTTATTTGGGAGACTAAAGTAACTTCAATTGATTTTGATGCTCAAGAATTATTTATAGGAGAAGAGGAATCATTCATCAATCCTAAAAATTGGCCTATTAATTATGACCGCCTAATGTTTGCCGTAGGCAAATCAGGAATTGACTTTGGTAAGCAATTGGCTACAGATTATAAATTACCTACTGAACCTAAACCAGTACAAATTGGGGTGCGATTTGAGGCACCACAAAAACACTTCCAGAAACTTATTGATGTAAGTTATGATTTTAAATTATACAGAAAATTCGAAGAAGAAGGCGTCTCGTTACGTTCCTTCTGTACTAACAACAACGCAGCTTATGTTGCCGTTGAAGAAACGTATGGAGATCATTCGTACAATGGACACGCTAAAAAAGACGAATCATTCAGAAATGATATGACCAATTTTGGTATCTTGATGGAAGTTCAAGGTATCGACGAACCATTTACTTGGTCTAGAGATTTAGTATCTAAAGTAAATAAAGATGGTACAGGTTTATATTATAGCCCAACACGTACTCCATCTACAACATCTGAAGGTGAGAACGTAAGCGCTGTTACTATCAGTGAGATGGATGAAGTAAGAGAAGCATTCCAAGGTTACTATACATACATTGATGATTTTATTGATGATATGAAAAAAGTATTTCCAACATTAGAAGATGATTGGGGTGTTTACATTCCTGAAGTCAAGTATCTATCACCTGAACCATTAGTAAATTATAGTGATCTATCATTAATCGATTATGATAATGTTCACTTTGTAGGTGATGCTCTATCAGCTCGTGGTATTACAGTATCAGGGGCACAAGGAATTTATGTTGTAGATTCTATTTTAGAGGCACATTTCCCAGAAGAATACCCAGAATTTTTTGAAAACTATTAAATAAAATAAGTTATGGCTAAGAAGAACAAATTATACGAGTACAAAGAGATTAATTCTCGAGGAGCAAATATTCACCTCGCAAGATATGTAGGTGAAGAAAATTGGAAATTTCATAGATGGGATGGACCCGCAATTGAACCTTATGATACGGATAGTGAAATGGTCAAATCTTATTACCTAAACGGTATCCAGTATAATTATGAAAGTTATATGGAAATTATGCAAGAGCGTGAAGGTTTACCTTGGTATAAAAACCAATCAATGAAAGCATTATTAACTGATTACAGAAACTAATGAATTATACCGAAGAAAGACCTTGGGGTAAATTTGAAAATCTTCTAGAATCAGATTACTGTAAAGTAAAACAAATCACAGTAAAACCAGGTGGACGACTCTCATACCAATACCATGACCAGCGCTCTGAACGTTGGGTCTTGGTGCAAGGTAAAGCAGTTGTAAAACTTGATGATTTTGAATATGATAAAGAAGCGGGTGATGCTATCTACATTCCTCAAGGAATGAAACACAATATCTGGAATCCCCACGAAGAAGATTGTATATTCATAGAAGTACAAACCGGGACTTATTTCGGTGAAGATGATATAGTAAGGTTAGACGATATATACGGAAGGTCATGAAAATAGGATTATGCGGAACAATGAGTGTGGGTAAAACTACACTCGTTAACGCTCTTAAGGAGCGAGATGAATTTAAGGACTACATGTTTAGAACAGAACGTTCTAAAGAATTAATGGCTCAAGGTATTCCATTGAATACTGATTCAACATTAAAAGGTCAAACAGTATTTTTAGCTGAGCGTACTAGTGAACTAATGTGCGAAAATGTAATCACAGATAGAACTGTAGTTGATGTTATGGCATTTGCTAAAGCATCTAAATCTATGAATTATGTTGATAAGGAAGAGTTTATAAATTATGCTAAACGTTTTATTAGAGAATACGATTACATCTTTTATGTCTCACCTGTAGGGGTAGAGATTGAAGATAATGGTATTAGAGAAACTAATGTAGATTATAGAGATTTAATTGATTTTACTATTAGTAATCTTATTGATGCTAATAAACATCGCTTTAAAAATCTTAACACATTATCAGGTAGCACCGAAGAACGCATTGAACAAATGCTAGAGGTGATCTCTCTATAATATTTATAATAAAACAATATTATAATGAAACGTTCAGAATTAGCAGAATATATCAAAGAAACCATTGTAGATGTGCTTACAGAAGTATCTCAAGAAGATGTTGATACTTTAAAAGCCTATAATGACGAATTAGAAAAAACAAAAGAATTATCTACAGATTTAACTGAAGATGATGATGTTGAACCAACAGCTAAAGATATTAAAAAGAACGATTCGATATCTACCATTTCTCGTAAACTACAAGATACATCTAAAGAGATGAAAGCTGTAGTTAATAAATGGAAAAAAGCAGAAGGTGAAGATAAAGAAAGATTATTAGCTCGTTTAAAAGAACTAACTAAAATCAAAAAAGAACTTGAAGGGTTACTTTAAAAATATACAAACTCTACTAGTTGTAGTATTAGCAGCCCTATTGTTTTTTCAACGAGGCTGCTCTTCTACACCTCCTGTGGAACCAAAAGTTATTACTGAAGTAGTAACTAAATGGGATACTGTTAAAGTAGAACAAACAGAGTACGTTCCTCAAATAATTGAGAAAGTAGTAGTTAATATTGATACATTCTCTACACCAATTGATACGGTTTCGGTACTAAAAGATTATTATGCAAAGTATTTCTATACTGATACTATTCAGTTAGATACACTAGGTTCTATTATTGTAAACGATACGATTACTAGAAACTTAATTTCATTCAGAGATGTTCAATCCAACATATTCATCCCAACAACTACAATTACTAATACTACTTACCTCTACAAAAGGGAATTTTTCGGAGGTATTTCGGTAGGAGGGATGATAAACCCCGTACAAAATGAATCGCCAATAAATTATATTAGCGGTGAATTAATGTACGTTAATAAAAAAAGAAATGTATACGGTTTTGGTTTAGGAGTAGATAAAGATTTCTTCCCTATAGTATCAGGCCGCCTATATTGGAAAATAGGTAAATAATGGCTGAACAAAATTTAAGAAAAATCATTCAACAAGAGTATGTTAAATGTGCTGCTGACCCAGTTCATTTTATGCGTAAGTACTGTTATATACAGCATCCTCAACGTGGACGTATTCCATTTAATCTATATCCATTCCAAGATAAAGTATTAAAGTTATTCCAAGAAAATCCATATTCTGTAGTATTAAAATCTAGACAGCTAGGTATTTCAACCTTAGGTGCAGGTTATTCTTTATGGTTAATGTTATTCCATAAAGATAAAAACGTACTTTGTATTGCGACAAAGCAGGATACAGCTAAAAACATGGTTACAAAGGTTAAATTCATGTATGAAAATTTACCTTCATGGCTTAAAATAGATGCACCTGAAAATAACAAATTAACATTACGATTAAGTAATGGATCACAAATTAAAGCAACATCAGCCTCAAGTGATGCTGGTAGATCAGAAGCAGTTTCCCTTCTATTAATTGATGAGGCTGCTTTTATTGATAACATTGGTGAAATATGGGCTTCAGCTCAACAAACACTAGCTACTGGTGGTGGATGTATAGCACTTTCTACCCCTTATGGTACAGGTAATTGGTTTCATCAAACATGGGTTAGAGCAGAAAATCAAGAAAACGATTTCTTACCTATTAAACTTCCATGGTATGTCCACCCAGAACGTGATCAAGCATGGAGAGATAGACAAGATGAATTACTAGGTGACCCCAGAATGGCAGCACAAGAGTGTGATTGTGATTTTAATACATCTGGTGATACTGTGTTCTATGCTGAATACTTAGAATTTTATGAGCAAACTTATATTAAAGATCCCCTCGAAAAACGAGGTGCTGACCAAAATTTATGGATTTGGGAGCCAGCAGACTATTCTAGAACCTACATTGTGGTTGCAGATGTTGCTCGTGGCGATGGGAAAGACTATTCTGCGTTCCATATTATTGACATTGAAACGAATACCCAAGTTGCTGAATACAAAGGACAATTAGGTACCAAAGAATATGGACATTTATTAGTTGGTATTGCTACTGAATACAATGAAGCTATGTTAGTAGTAGAAAATGCTTCAATTGGTTGGGCAACAATCCAAACTATTATTGATAGAGGATATACTAACCTTTATTACTCATCTAAAAGTGATGCTACAAAAGCAAATTCGTATTTTGATAAATATATGGATACGAGTAAAATGGTTCCTGGTTTTAGTATGACATCAAGAGTTAGACCTTTAATAATAGGTAAACTCCAAGAATACGTTAATGATAAATCAGTTACAATTCAATCAAAACGTTTGCTTGAAGAAATGAAAGTATTCATGTGGAAAAATGGTCGTGCTGAAGCCCAACAAGGTTATAATGATGATTTAGTTATGTCGTTTGGTATGGGTATGTTTATGAGAGATACATCATTTAAATTTAGTCAACAACATTTAGACATGAGTAAAGCAGCACTAAATGGTATTGCTACTAATAAAGTATCTTGGAAGGGTGGTTATAATGCTAATAGTATTGATAACCCATATACCCAAGAAATAAATGGGAAACAAGAAGATATTAGTTGGTTGCTTTAGACAATATTTATAATAATAACAGATATTATGGCTGATAAAGGCTTATTTACTAGATTACAAAGATTATTTTCCTCGGATGTTGTTATCCGTAATGTAGGAGGTAATCAATTAAAAACGGTTGATACCGATCATATCCAGACCTCTGGTGAGTTTGCTACAAACTCTTTAATGGATAGATATAGAGGAGTCTACCAAAACCCATCTTCAACCTCATTATATGGTTCTCAGTTCAATATGAACTACCAATACATGAGAACTATGCTCTATTCAGATTATGATATAATGGATACAGATGCTATTGTAGCTTCTGCTCTAGATATTGTAGCTGATGAATGTTCACTTAAAAATGATATGGGTGAGGTATTACAAATTAAATCCTCCGATGAAGATATTCAAAAAATTCTATATAACTTATTTTACGATGTATTAAATGTTGAATTTAATCTTTGGTCTTGGACTCGTCAAATGTGTAAATATGGTGATTTCTTCCTTAAACTAGAGATCTCAGAAAAATTTGGTGTTTATAACGTAATACCTTATTCAGCATACCACATTGAAAGACAAGAAAATTTCGACCCAGAAAATCCATCTAAAGTAATATTTAACTATAACCCAGATGGGTTCTATGGTGGTTCTTCTTCTGGTTATTATAATGTTCCAAACCAGCAAAATGCTAATATGGTTACATTTGATAATTATGAAATTGCTCACTTCCGTTTACTTTCGGATATGAATTATCTACCTTATGGTAGATCATATATCGAACCAGGTCGTAAACTCTACAAACAATATGCGTTAATGGAAGATGCTATGTTAATCCATAGAATTGTAAGAGCTCCTGAAAAACGTATTTTTAAAATTAATGTTGGTTCTATTCCACCAAATGAAGTAGAAAACTTCATGCAAAAAACTATTTCAACACTTAAGCGTACTCCATATATGGATGAGCAAACAGGTGAATATAACTTGAAATATAACATGCAAAACTTACTTGAGGATTTTTATCTACCAGTTAGAGGAAATGATCAAGCAACTCAAATTGAAACTACACCTGGTTTATCATATGATGGTATTCAAGATGTAGAATACTTAAGAGAAAAATTATTTGCTGCCCTTAAAGTACCAAAAGCATTTATGGGTTACGATGCTGATCTATCAGGTAAAGCAACACTAGCAGCTGAGGATATTCGTTTCGGTCGTACAATTGATCGTATCCAACGTATCCTAATTTCAGAATTATATAAAATTGCATTAGTTCACTTGTATGCTCAAGGGTATAGAGACGAACAAATGACTAATTTTACCCTAGATTTAACTACACCTTCTATTATCTACGATCAAGAAAAGATCGCATTAATGAAAGAAAAAGTAGATCTAGCATCACAAATGATGGAAAACAAGTTAGTCCCAACAGATTGGATCTACGAGCATATTTTCCACTTTAGTGAAGACCAATATGAAGAATACAGAGACTTAATAGCTCAGGATCAAAAACGTCAATTCCGTTTAGCTCAAATTGAGACTGAAGGCAATGACCCATTAACAACAGGACGTTCATATGGTACACCTCACGATTTAGCTTCATTATACGGTCAAGGTAGAATGGAAAGTGATCCAAGTAATGTACCTGATGGGTATGATGAGAAAAAGCCATTAGGTCGCCCTGAAGAAAAAGCATCAAATATTAATACTCAAGATAATGTATTTGGTAAAGATCGTTTAGGTAAAAAAGAAATGAAAGCTAATGAGCCTATAGGTTTAAGAGAAAATGCACAAAAGCAATTTATAAAAAATCGCTCTTTATTTGAAGGTTTAGACAAAGAAATTGTGTTTAAATCTGATAAACGCAAAGAATCATTATTAGATGAATCAAGAATTAAAGAGTAATATCTCCTTATATATTTATAATAAATCCTAGTAGGAATGAACATTAAACATTCAAAGTATAAAAATACTGGTATCCTTTTCGAATTATTAGTTCGTCAAGTAACGGCTGACACTTTAAATGGTGTAGAGTCTGCCGCTATTAAATTGATTCAAAAATATTTCGTTAAATCCGAATTAGGAAAGGAATATAAATTATATGAAGCGTTAACTAAAACTACTACCCTTACTGAAAGTAAGGCTAATGTTTTAATTCAAACGTTATTAGAATCTTCTAAAAAATTAAATCGTAGAGCTCTTAAAAAAGAAAAATATAACTTAATTAATGAAATTAAGACTAGCTATAATTTAGAAGAATTCTTTAAAACTAAACTTCCACATTATAAAGTACATGCTGCTTATTATATGTTATCGGAAGTACAAAGTACTGAAGCTTTAGTAGATACTAATATTATTGTAAATAATAAAATGACTCTTCTAGAGCATCTTTCTACTTCAGATATTAATGGAGAAAAAGTTGAAGCCGAAGTATTAAGAGAATTCCAATCATACGATAAAGATACTCGTATGCTTACCTATAGAATCCTAATGGAAAAATTCAATGGTAAGTATGATGGTTTATACACTAGCCAAAAAGAAGTACTAAGACAGTATGTTAATTCAGTTGATTCAACACCTGTATTAAGAGAATTTTATAACACTGAAGTAGATAAAATTAAAACTCAATTAAATGAGTTATCTTCTCAAATTACAGATAAAGCAGTTCAAATTAAAATTAATGAAGTAAATAATATAATTGAAACATTAGATAAGACTGCAAATGTAACATCTGATAATATTGTAAATATATTACAGTATCTAGAATTAGTAGAAGAATTAAAAACCGCTCATGGCTAAAATTGGCGATACTGAAGTAAAAGGTGGTATACAAACTACTGTAACTAATATTGACCCTGAAACGGGTCAGATTACTTGGGACGTTGATTACACAGCAGATTACAAAAAATTATTTAAGGATATTACTGACCTAATGAAAACAGCTAAAGAGGTAGCTGATATAACAGGTGAAGCTTTTTTTAAAGACCATTATTTAGATATTAGAAAACGTAGAAATGAGTTAAGAACTTATTTACGTAATAATAAATCTGAAGAATATGCTCGCATTAAAGGTTTAGATGAAACCAGTACTACAGGTGGAGGCAACAGTTTTTCATCTCAAGCAGGTGCTGGTGCTCAATATGCTACCCCAAATGCTTTTAGTAAAAATAAAAAAGGTAAATATGCTGATGGAGGTATGTATACTAAAAAGTTTGGCTACAAATTAGTTCCTAAACCACATTCTACACCAGGTGTAGAAGTTAAATATTTATGGGGGAAGAAATAATATGTATAAGTATAAATTAAATTTAAAAGAACGCGATGAAAATCGAGCAGCATACCAAGAAAAACGTATTGCTGCTTTTCAAGACATTGAAGCACGTTTAAATAGTTTATACCCTTTAATAGATAAAGCTAAAGATGAAACAATAGCTTACTATCAGGACAAACCAGAATCATATAGTGTTGTATACGCTACTGATTTGATTTTAGATTATTTAAAAGACATTGACAAATTATTAAAACAGCAATAATGAAAACACTTCAAGAACAGTACAACCTTATTAAAGAAGGAAAAGGACACAAGGATGTGTTTATGAAAACTGCATTAAGACAGTTTCCTAACTTATTTAATAACCTAACAAATTTCCCTACAGCAGTAAAGGTATTGAAACAAAAATCAATCCTATCTGAAGGTGTTGGTGGTGTGGTAACTCAGAATACATCTAACCCATTTGCTAATTGGGAAAAGTTTTTAGCTGAAGAGGCTAAAGCAGTAGAAAAGGAACCTACTAAAGAAGTAGTTGATATGGAAACCCAGGGTTACGATTATAAGGACCCAAAACTCATTGATAATTTATATGGTGAAGCTTTTTTACAAGGGTATTATACAGAAATGAAAGATCCTAAAAATGCTGGTAAGACTGTAGATGAGTTAAAAGAAATTGTAGCTAAAAATATGACTAAAGATAGAACATATTATGCTACAAATGCTCAGTTTGGTATCAAAGGCATTGGTTATACAGAAGATGCTCCTGGTTTAGCTGTATCGGATAAAGAATTAAAAGGTAAATATGCTTCATCTGGTATGGAAGAAGTAAAACTTAAAGAAGATGTAATGGCAAATTTAAAAGATTTATTAAAAGAAACTCTTAGTGGTTATGTTGATGTTCAGCCTATGAATATCCCAGCTCCAGTTCAAGAAGACGCCCGTACAGATGCCGAAGAAGAAGGCTATTTAGATGGAATGCGTGATGAAAAAGCAGACGAAAAAGCTAAAGCTAAAAAGAAAAAAGTTAAAAAAGAAACAGTAGATTCTAAATTAGCTGAAATCGAAAAAGCAGGTAAAATTACTACATTAGAGGCTCAAATTGAGGCTTTAGATGAAGCAATTGA